GGAGATAATGTGGGCATGGTCTGCGAACCATCTACAGATACCTTCGCCGGGCGTGACGATTTTGCGGGGTTACCGCTGTTTGCAGTTGTCGATTGCAACTGGATAATCGACCCGACAACCCTTGAAAAAAAGATAACCGCTATAGACGGCATAACAGATAACTTCCGCCGCTATAGCCCTGATTATTTCGTCGGCGTTTTGCAGATGTCCGGCTACTATGGCAGGATAGAACACGAAGACACCTGGGAAGCACACTATTCCGCCCTGCGGAGCGTAAACGTCCCGGAAATCGCGCCGCTTGCAGAGGCTGTTAGGCAGGATGGCAGCGTCAGTTCTTGGGTTATACACAGCAAATACCCTAATCACACCGTTGACGGCAAATTGACGTCATATTCCGGTGTTATACCGACTGCTTACAGTATATCTCACAACACCATGCACACACTGTCAAAGGCGACAGGAGCGGGCTACAGCGGATTCACAAGCGCAGATGCAGCCTTTCTGAAAATAATGGTCGAAATTATCTTTGCCTCTGTTACACTTGACGGCATTATTCAAGGCTGCTGCAATTTTAATGTACAGTGCATAGCCGCAGAATCCGAAACAGGAGTTAAGCGCGTTATCTTAAACGCTGCTGATGCTGCAAGGCTTGAAGTTGGCTGCAGCGTTGTCATCGGCAACTATACCACAAGCTCAGACAGATACTATCTGCACAGCGTAACGCCGGACGGCGCAGTTATAACCGCGATAGAACCGCACGGCGAAGGAAAAGTCGCTGTATATGTAGATGTCCCCGAGCCATTTGACACCACTGCCGGAGAAGCGGCAGCCGAAGGCACAACATATTTGTCTACATACCATTGGAAAAACGGCACTTGCGACGGCGTGCTTGGAAATAACGGATCGTATAAAGATAACGTTTCCGGCAAATATCCGGGCAAGATTCAGGGCATTGAGTATATGTCCGGCTTCTATACCGTTGTATCGGATACGCTTTTGAAATACTATCAGGACAGTGACGGCACTTACTGGTGCGAACCTTATGTATGCACCGATACCACGAAGCAGGCAACGTCTATAACTGCCGACTATAAAGCGGGCAGCGTAAGAATAAAACAGCCGTCCTCGAATAACTGGTGCTATGTTGTTAAAAACGGCATTAAAAACGGCGTATCGTTCCCGATAAACATCAAGGGCGGCAGTTCGTCAACCTATACCCGTGATGCAGTCTACATTTTAGGCAACACGGCAAGCGGCATCTATGAGTTGCTTCTGTTCTGTACCCTGAACCTCGGTATTGCTAATGCCGGTCTGTCTGGCGGCAGTGCTAACACCGGTCCCGGGCTCGTGTACTGGGCCTTCGGCGGCTGGCTTTCTCCGAATGGAAATCGGGGTGAATGGGCGGGTTAATCCCGCCCAGAGGGGCTTTGCCCCTTAATTAACGCATCTAATAAAAAATACAGGGTCGTGCAATACGCTTTGCAGTTGCTTCTGTTCTGTACCCTGAACAACGGTATTGCTAATGCCGGTCTGTCTGGCGGCAATGCTAACAACGGTCCCGGAAACGTGAACTGGAACATCGGCGGCTGGAATTCTGAAATTCACACTAAAAAATTATTTTGTATTGCACGGCGGCTGCGGAAAACAGCAGCAGGCGGCGTAATAAGCGCCGTCCCTACCCTGCGGGGAAAATTAAACGGATAGAGCCTCGGGGCTGGTAGAAGGGTAAAACCGAGCGAACGTCCCGAACCGTTTCAGAAAGATGGAAGGCTTTTATGAAAAGAAGTTGCAAAAACATTGATATCGAAGACTGGCAGACGGTCGAGCCATGGGTGTATGAGTGCTTGGACCGTCATTATAAGCGGCATGATTTTAAGCGCCTGCTGCTTACAGTCGGCGGCATATCAGGTGAAGACTACAAGCGCGCAGTTAAAGACTACGACAAAAAGCCGCTACTGAAAGCTTCGGTAAACCTGGCAAAAGAAGCCGTAAGGCAAATTAAAAACAGGTGCTTGGAGCTTGAGCCGGTAAAAATCCGTGAAATGGCGGATAAATCTTCCGGCAAGATAAGGCAGATAGGCAAAGAATCCGCTATGCAGCAGATTTTTGACTACATAGCAAAGCGTTCCTGCGAAGATATCTGGAAAAGGCGCATAGTGCCACAGCAGGTATCAAGCGTTAAAGACCGTGGGCAGAACTTCGGCGTTAACATGATTCAAGGCTGGATCGAAGCCGACAATGCCGCTGAGAAGTGGGCACACAAGCATGGAACACGGTATTATCGCAAATGCAGGTATTATGTCAAGCTTGATGTTCGCGGTTGCTTCAAAAATATGCGCTTAAGCCGATTTATGATGTTCTTTTGCCGTGACTGTGGGAACGAGGCTATAATCTGGCTATGGCGTGAGCTTTTCCGTCGGCATCGCGTAGATGGTTATGAAGGCTTTATGATAGGTGCTCTGCCATCGGAAACAGCGGCACAGTACATAATGTCCTATTTATATCGCTTTGCCATGGGCTTGCATAAGCAGCGGCGCGGCAAATCTGTCAAGCTGATAAACCACGCACTTTACTTTATGGACGACCAGATATATTACGGCAGTTCCCGCCGCGACCTTGAAATCGCGGTCAGGGAGATAATAAAGTTCGCCAATAACGAATTAGGCTTGGAGATAAAGCCAAGCTGGCACATCAGCGATATAGACATAACGCCACTTGACGCGATGGGCTTTGTGATACACGCAGACAGCACGGTTACAGTCCGCCCCAGGGTTTTTATCCGTGCCAGACGTGCGGCGCTCAGATACCTTCGACACGGCAGAATGACGATAAAACAGGCTCGGCGGCTATGTTCCTACAAAGGATATTTTCACCCGAACCGTAAGAAGTGCCGAAAGCGGCATATCTGGCTAAATCTTAAAACGCGGAAAGCTGATAAAAAATACAAGCTTGCCAAGGTCTTCGCAAAGGCGGCGGCAGTTGTAGGCAGATTTGAAAGGAGAAGACATTATGAAAACACAATTCACAAGCAGACCGGCAGCAATCCAGTATATGCCTTTGCCTAAAGGCGGGGCGGATGTCTGGCTCAGAAAGGACATTGTCGAAAAGAAAGGCACAGAGAACGGCACCGAGTACACCTTCTTTGAAGCTGAGGAAGTATATTTCCGTACCAATGCTTCGAAGAATGAAATCGAGGCAAGCTTCGAGGACTACTTCGCCGGAAATCTTCCGAAGCCTCCCGCTCCAGTAATATCCGATTCTGAGCGCATAGCGGCACTTGAGGCGGCAATCCTCGACCTTGGGGAGGTGATGGCTAATGGTTAAGTTTTATGTTTTGCAAATCAAGATGCAGAAAATCAAGCTTGAAGACGTACCCGAGAGATGGCGTGAGGCAGTAAAGGAGGCGCTTGGCGGTGAATGATTTTGAAGTTATTGACAAGCTCTGCGCGGTGATATCCGAACAGGCGGAAATCATACGCAAGCAGGCGCTGCTGCTTGAACTTATGCAGAGCGATAGCGAGGAGTTGGCGAAACAGAGAGCTTCGGTGGAAAAAGAAGCCACCGAAGCCATAGGAGGATAGGACATGCTTATAACAAGTGAAACGATAATAGCAGTCGCCGGGGTTATTACCGCCCTCGGCGCGATATTCGGCTTGATTTTCTCCGTTTACCGCTGGTATCTTAAGCAGAACCAGCAGGACGAGGAGATAGTAAAAATTCAGAAGGAAAATTCCTTAATATGCTTCGGACTGTCTGCTTGCTTAGACGGTCTTATACAGCTTGGAGCTAACCACGACGTAACCACAGCCAAGGAAAAGCTGGACAAGCACCTGAATCAATCGGCACATGGGCAGGAATAATGATATGAAGTTTTCAAAAAGAATCATCATCACAATTTTTGTATTTGTTGCTTTGTTTGTCGTCGCTATGACGGTTACATACTGGATTATGCGTGATGTCCCTGAGTCGCTGATTACAGCAGTCTCGGCAATGGTAACAGCCGAGGGCGGGTTCTTAATGCTGATTAAAAACGTCGACACAAAGCATGGCAAAAAGGATGAATCGGAAACAGAAGAAAGCGAGGAAAACGAAAATGACGAATATTGATTTAACCCCGGTAATAGAAGCGGTTATTGCTTTATGCGCGGCGCTGGTAACAACCTTTTTGATACCGTACATAAAAAGCAAGACCACCAAGGAACAGCAGGACAAAATCAACGACTGGGTAAAGATAGCCGTCTCTGCCGCTGAGCAGGTATATATAGGCTCAGGGCGCGGCAAGGAGAAGAAGGCGTATGTTATCCAGTTTTTAAAAAACAAAGGCTTTACCTTTGATATGGACGCTATAGACAAGTTGATTGAGTCGGCGGTCTATGCACTGAAAGGAAGCGGTGAGAATGGCAGTACAAATTAAGGGAATTGATGTATCAAAGTGGCAGGCGCATACTAACGGTAAGACAAAGGTCAACTTCGCAAAGCTTAAAAGCCTTGAATATGAGTTTGTGATACTTCGGGCGTCTATAGGCAAATCAAAGGACAAGGCTTTTGACAGCCACTATGCCGCCGCTAAGGCTGCCGGGCTACATATAGGCGCATATCACTATCTTAACGCTAAGACGGTCGAGGAGGCACTTGCAGAGGCGGATTTCTTCCTCAAAACCATAAAGGGCAAGCAGCTTGATTATCCGGTATGCTTAGATATTGAAAGCGATAATCAGAAGCGGCTCGGCAAGGCAAAATGCACAGAAATCGCGCTTGCTTTTATGCAGAGGGTGGAAAGTGCGGGATACTACACTATGCTTTATTCGTATGCGGACTTTATACGGAAGTATCTTGATATGGAGCGGCTTCATCACTTTGATGTGTGGCTTGCCTGCTACACCTCTGAGGAAAGACGCAGCGAGCTTTATAAGCATGATATCCTTGGTATTTGGCAGTATAGCTCATCTGTGATTTTGCCCGGGGTGTATTCCGGGAGGTTGGACCATAATGTGGCTTATAAGGATTATGCGAAGATAATCCTTAAAAACAAACTTAATAATCTTTAAAGTAAGCCCCACTATTGGGTGGTTTCAATTCCATCCAGTAGCGGGGCGATTTGTTTTATGCGAAAGGAGCAACCAATGCCAAGAACACAAAAGTTAAAAAACATAACCTTCATAGATACAAGTCCAGAAGTAAAAAAGACCTTAGAAGGACTATCCAAAACCGCGCTGAGAGCTTCAGGAAAAGTTATTCGGAAATATCTTCGAGAAAATATTCCTACACGCTCAAAGCGACTAAAGAATCATATAGGTTCGTGGGTAATGATAAATCGGCAGACCGGACAGCCTACGCTGCAAATCGGTTTTTACTCTTGGCAGAAAGTCAAGAAAAAAGGAAAGCTGCCTTCTCATGCGAATCCGCATTGGATTGAATTCGGTGTACCTGGACATATGGTTACACCGAAGAACAAGAAAATGCTTGTTGACAAAAGCAGCGGAACAATTTACGGAAAAAGGACCGCTCATCCGGGAATCGGCGCAACTCACGTCTTACGCGATACCGTGCAGAACAACATAGCAGAGATCAGGAAGGCTCAAGCTGAATATCTCGCTGAAATCTCAAAAACATTGGAGGAAGCAGGGGTTAAAATTGACGTAGAAGACGAGTTCGAGGATGATGATTAAAAAGCTGTATTATATGCTTCTTTCGCTACACACTTTACTACACATTTTATCGGCTTTTTTCAGCTGTTTTTAGATTATATCAGCAACTAAAAAACATAAGAAAACCCGCTTAAATCCTTGATTTGCAAGGCTTTAAGCGGGTTTTTGCTTTGGCGGAGAAGGAGGGATTCGAACCCTCGATGAGCTATTAACCCATACACGAGTTCCAGTCGTGCGCCATAAACCGGGCTAGGCGACTTCTCCACACAGCTTTCGCTCTCTTACGGATATCTTCCGCAGAGAACAAAAGCTATTATAGCAGATTAAAATCAAAAATGCAAGCACTTTTTAAAAATTTTTTCGGTTTTCTTCTGCGTTGTCAATAGATATGACCCATATAAGAGTAAAAAATAAAAAGTATGGTATCAATCGCAATCGGAAGCCTT